AATCGCCGCGCGATCTACCGCGCCATCCGTAATGGCCGCCGTACTGAAACTGGCAATGCCCGCCCCGCCGCCAGTAATGGCAGGGGCATAGCCCGTGCCGCCAATGGCCGTGATGGCCAGCCGGTTATTGGCGGTGCCATCATCCGCCTGCACACCCCCCAAAGCACCGGAAGCGGCCTTAGCTACTGTTCGTTCTTCCACATAAAGGCTGGCCGCGGATAATGCGCTGATGGTGATGGCGCTGTCATCAGCAGGGCGCGTGGTGGCGGCCGTGGTGCCGGCGGGCGGCAGCATGGGCATGGTGGCGAAGGTGCCGAGTTCTGTCTGCGGGGCGGCGAAGCGGATGGTTACGTCAACGGCAACGCCTGAATTGATTACGTCTGAAGCCCAAACGGGGCGCACAAATGCAGCGGTTGCCTGTGTCATAGTGTAGGAGGCTGAAACACGCGCTGCACTTAATCTTGTCCCGCTGGAGAACGGTAATTGTGTTGCAGTAGCCCCAACCAAAAGAGTAGTGGTAGTTGCGTCTTGTTCTGCAAATTGAAAGAAGGCGTTAGCAACCGGGAAGGTTCCGGCTATAATTTTATAAAAACTTGCACTGGTAAAAGTTTGCCCAACCGTAGCAGCTATAACTCCGCTGCTTTCCAAAAACCAAGACAACCGACCAACAGCAGAAGTGGTGCCTGACCAACGCACAGAAACAAAATTCATGTTATTTTCTGTGGAAATTTCAACAATCTGCTGAGTCAATCCCGTAGGACCAGAAAAAAACATATTAGTTGGAGCGGTCCCCGGAGTTCCGGCAACAGCACCCTCAAGCCTTGGATTACGGATACCATTCGTCCGGCTGCTTTCAACTAACAACCCGCGCGCCTGAAGCGTAGCAGGATCATAGTCAAAGCGCGGCTCGTTTGTGCTGGCCTGAACCAGATTGCCGGTGCTGTCGAAATACCAAGCGGCAGACGCCCGCGTGAAGCTAATCCGCGGATCAAGCGCGCCAGACCTAAAATCAAACGCAATGCCGCTGGCGTTGCCGCCTGCCCGCAACCGCGTGTTGATGCGCTGGAACAAGTTAGCGCCCCTGGCCCGCCGTGACACACAGCGTGGTGGTCTGCCCCGTCGCGCAAATGGCCGCGATCTGCGCCACGCCTGGCGCCTTGCTGACCACCTTGGACTGACCGGCGCCAATCGGATAGCCCGCCGTTGTGGCAGACGCGCCAAAGGCAATGAAGCAGGTCAGCGTGCCAAGGTTCTGCACTTCGATGACGGAAGCTTGCGCCCCCGCTGTGCCAAAGGTTGCGCTGCTGCTGGCGTCCGTCACGGCAAGCGTGAGCGTCTCGCCCGGAGAGAATGGCGCAGTCATAGACATGGCTTGAACTCCATCACCACCGCTCAGCGCGCGGTGCGGTTTTCCAAAGGTCGTTAAAGGTCGCGGTATTGCTCGCGCCAACCGATACAATCGCGCCCGGCTGATGCACGGGTTTTTGCCGCACCCAAGGGCGGCTCATGCAGGCGTAGCGCGCCTCGTCTGGCGCGTGGTCTTCGCCGTCGCTGTCCACGTCTTCCGGCCGGTCAGGATCATGCTGCAACGCCGGCAAGGTGCGGATTAGGTCGCGGCAAGTGCTGAACAGCAGCAACCCCGGCCCGGTTTCATCACCGCGCAGCCTGGCCCGCACTTGATCCCACCCGCCAAGCGCGCCTTGCCGCGACACGCGGGCGTTATCCGCCGGGCGGAAGAACACTTTGGCCGCGCGCGCCATGCGCTCGGCAATCGATGGCCCGCCATCGCTGGCAAAAATGGCCGGATCAGCCACGCCATGCAGGCCATTCTCGGGCTTGGGGTCTTGCGCCTCACGCTGCACGATACCCGCCGCCACTTCCTCGGCCGTCATGCGCAGGCCCTCGTTGGGCTTGCCGGTGCTGCCATACCATTCGCGGTAGCGCACCAGCGCACCGCGCGGGATGTCCTGCAGCTCGCCGTCAGAGACAGCCCACCAGCCCACCGAAAATGGCCGGGCGCTGCCCCAGTCCAAAGACCGGAACCGAAACCAATGCTCCGGCAATTCACGCGGCGCGATCACATGCCGCGCCATATCAAACTCGGGGAAGAACGCCCCCGCGATGACAGACCAATCGCCTTCTAGCCAAGCCCGCACCAACTCCGGTGCGCCGCTCGCCCGCAGCCGGGCCACGTAATCAGCGCCCAAGTGCCGGTTATCGCCAACGCGCGACGGGATATAAACCCGCTCCAGGCCGCTCACATCGTCCTTCATGACGCGCCAGCCCATGGGCTCCGGGTCTATGTAGCGCGCCCGCACCCATTGGTGGCCAGGCCCGCCGGGGTTGCCCGTCAAGCGTATGCGGCACGGCACACCAGAACCGCTTCGCAACGTGGCAAACAGCTTTAGGATCGGCGCCGGGCTTGGGAAATTGCCCGCTTCCTCGACATAGACCCGCGTATAGCTGTGGCCCTGATAGCTTTCGGCGTCCGCGTCGCGTTCCAAATAGGCGAAAGTCAGTCTTGCCCCGCCGGGCATGACGCAGCGCATGGGCACCGCAGTGAACTGCGCCCCCAATGGCGTGAACAGCGCCCGCGCGCGCTCAAATGTCTCTTGCAACTCTGTCCGCGTGCGGCGGACCATCAGGCCGATGGCTTGCTTGCCGTAGCGGTCCGCGTGAACGGCCCATTCGCCCAACATGCCGTCAGTCTTGCCGCCGCCGCGCGCCCCGCCGAAGAAAACCTCAAAGACCGGGCAGGTGATCAGCGCCGTTTGCGGGCCTGCCTGGGGGCGCCAGACTATGTTTGGGGCTGGTGCTGCTTCGCCCATGCTTCGGCGTCCTCTGCCTCTGCTGGCGCCATGATGACGTAACCTAGCCGCTCGCCATTGGTGGTGACGTCCGTCTTGCTCTCAGGCGGCGCGATCCGGTCCAACAAATCCTTGGCCGCCGCATGCCCTTGCGGGTGCAGCGGGTCCAAGGCGCGCGTGAATTGCGCGGCAAGGATTTCTTCCTTGCGGGCGGCGATCTGCGCCTTGATTTCGGCGGCCACTTCCTTGCCGGCGGATTTCGCTTCGGGTGCGGGCTGATTGTCTGCGGTGAACGCTTTGGCCGGGCCTGCGCCTGGCCCGTAGCCTGCGCCGCTTGCCGGTCCACCGTGGCCCGCGCCGTTGCCTTTGCGGGTGGTGGAGCTGCGCGCCATGTTAAGCCTTGGGCATGAAAAAGCCCGGCAGCCTTTGTCGGGCTCCGGGCGCAAAAATCCAGAATGTCCTCCCCCTACAAATAAATCAGGGGCTTGTCAAGTGTGCTTCATGTCAAATTTGAGGGGGTGCGGGCAGGGGCATCCAGTGGGTGGGCGTGTAAGTCGTCACGCCGTCGCAACAGTCACTAGCGCACCACGCGCGCTTCCGCTCTGGAAAGCCCTGCCGCCCCCAATACGCCACGCCCATTTGGCCAGGCGTTGTGTAAAAGCCATCGTTTCCACCATTCCAAACCAACACCTCAGTCCCATCCTTTGGCGCGGTTTCAATCGGCTGCCATTCCATAGTCACATCCCCCACGCTTCAGCCAAGCGCCCCAGCGCGGCCCGAAAAGCCCCCACCTCCAAATCCGGCGGCCAGATATTCCAGCCAATCACGGTCCGCACCCCTGCCACCAGCGGCGCCGGGCCTATCGCCGCGTCTGCCACCCGCAGATCGGCCAGGGCCGCCACTTGGGCCATGGTCGGGCCATAGCTGGCCGCCCCATTGCCGCGCGTATCCACCTGGGCACCGTCCGCCACCTCCAGCCGGGTCAGATACCTGTCCGCCGCCTCGTGGTGTTCGTCTGTCAAATGTCCGGCCAGCCACAACTGATGGTAGATAATCTTGGCACTAGCGGCCTTCACAGACGGCCGCGCCGGGCTCTCCGGGTCCGCCCGGTAAGCAACCCATGCCGTGCCATTGGCCAGGCGTTGGGCAGGCCCAAAATCCACAGTCACAACCCTCTCAGGGCGACCCCGCGCGCGCGCGGGTTTCGGCTTTGGCATGGCAAGGGCTCCATTCATGGGGTGATTCCACGCAACCGGCCTGCAAGGGCTTTGTAGCGGGCGCTCAGGCCCTCCAGGTATTCCCGGCTAGGTTGG